ATTATTGCAATATTCTAATGTGGCAGCAGCATTACTATCAGAGAATATTGGGGAACTAGGGAATAATTCATGATATTTTTCATAATCAATATTTCCATTAGCGTCTATAATTTGTGAAACTTTGTATTTGATATTTTGATTGGTAAGTTCAATATCATCATTAAAACCAATAGCTTCAGTCAGATGCTGTATATCATTAGGGTACATCATAACATGTTGAGAAAAAGAACTATTAAGAACACTTATGACATTATTAAAAGGACATTTATAATTAAATAATGATAATAGGTTAACTAGCTTAGCTATTCCATATGTATTTTGCAATCCAGAAATATCATAATTTTCTTTTTTGAGCTCTTTAATAGCTTTTTTACCAACAGATACAGTGTTTTTAGGAATAAAAGAATACATACATTTTCCGTGTGCAGCCATATTTCTATAATCTAAGAAAAAAATAAGGGATTCCATAAATAAAGATTTTATTTCTTGGCGTTCAGCTATTGATTTTGGAACACCATAAGCTAGCATAATTAGTTCTGTTTTAACATCTGGTTTTAGTATTCGTACAAAGTTAAAAAGCGTACTCATATATACTTGCTTTAATAAAATCCAAGGTGGAACATTGTTATATTCTTTTAAGTGGTAATTTACAGGAGGTTTTGGATTGTCTATTACATATTGTAATTGCTTTAATATTTCGTTTTTACTCCAATGAGGATTTTTTGACTTAGTATTAATATAATTTTTTGAATCTAAATATCTTATATGCTTAGAAGAGTAATTCTTCGCTATAACATAAGATATTAAACTTCTCATATGTTCTTCTAAATCAACAAGAGCAATCATTATCATTTGTCTAAGGGTTTTGTCAAATTTAAAAAGAGAAAAAATCTGTTCGAATGAAACGCCAGGTTTAAATTCCTCATTATGGTTATCTAGTTTTATTACATAATTTTTCTTATATCCATTAATAACTTCATAATAGTCATATGTCATAAGAATATATTTTGCAAGTTTTTCATCATTAATGATTAATTTTCGTTCTTTTAGTAGCTCTATTTGTTGATCGATTGTTAAAAAATCTTGTGGTTTTTTATTCATATTTATTCTCCTAAAATGAAAATAGAGGACTTGAGATAACTATCTCAAGTCCTCTATTCACAGCCAAACAAGTTAGCCATATCTTCTTGAGATATAATATCGTTTTTTGTTAACATTGTCAACACGAAATGTAAAAATCTTTATCATTTTGTTTAAGAAATTTACATTTTTATTCAATTTTTTGCTATTTTTCGGTATCATCACAAGCTAAAAGTCCCCTTACAAAAGCTAATGCATAACCAATCTTGTAATCAGGTACATTTTCAATTAATTGTAATAACTGTTCTTTTTCACTCATATTAATACCTCCATATATTATTGTCTCATTTTCAGACTTTCTCTATACTGTTCTGCATCTGGGACATCGACAAATTCAACAGTTTTGTCATAGTTTTGTCGTATAACATCTTTTATTTCATCCAATGTAACATTGAAAAATTCTCTTCTATGGTTGACCATATTAACCTTACGATTTTCAAAGGCTTTATGTAGAGCATTCTCAAGTGCAGGAGCATCATCAGAAAATATCATTGCATGCACATCAAAATTAAAAGGAACGGACGCATCACCTAATTCATCAACTCTATCTTGAGGGTTAAGACGGCGTGTCATACCAATTTTGTAAATATTCTCACCAAATGCACCAATATTAGAAATAACATAAACATAACCAGCACGCTGATTAGCTTCTCTGTAATCTAAGTCTTTTATTTTCACATCAATAACACCAAGTTGTGATTCAAGCTCATTTTTCTTTTGTATCAGCTCATCTGAAGGCGTAGGAGAAGATTCAATTTGTTTTAAAACAGACAGCAAAGCGTTTTGATAATGATTACGCTCTTTATTAATAGCTTTTCGTTGTTCTTCTATTTCCTTTTGCAGCTTGGCAGCTTCACGAAGAGCAGCTCTAGCCTCTCTTTGTTCTTCTTTTTCTGCTTGTTTTTTCTGACGATATTCAAAAGCAAGATGTAATTCATCTACTTTAGCCTGATAGTACTCATTGGATATTGAAATCTGCATCATTTTTCCTAGTCGTGATATTGCGTTGCGAGAGGTTGTAATTCTTTTAAGCGACATATCAAAATTATTGTATTTGACGTTATTTATTACCTCATCACATTCGCTATTAAAAGCTCTTAACAAAAGTTTTTGAGTATCACTTACCATCTTAGAACCCTTTTGTAGGCTACCATTAACTTGCCAATTAATAGCACCAGTGGCAGCAGTACCATTTTTTATCATTTGTTTCTGTCTATCCCTGATGGCTGTTAATTTTTCTTTATAGCCATCAGATGTGGCGAAATCATAAATAGGTGTATACAAACCAAATTCTTGTACAAGTACATCGTCTTGCATAATAATCAATTTTGATTTTGTTTCATCTATAAGGTTAAGAAGATTATTGTATTCCTGTCCTTTATCGTTAATGCGATTATACAAATTATCAAATTGTCCCTGTAAATCATTAACCTGAGCTTTTAGTGATTCTATATGCTGTGATAAATCAAAACTAGTCTGCATTTCAGGAGTAATCATTTTCTTTAATTGTTCGTTTTCTTCACGAAGTTTTTTTGCGTTTAATATATCAGATAATCCCATGTTTTCTCCTATTCAAATAATTCCATAATATATAATGATGGTTGAAACCCAACAACATAATTGTCTACTTGCACGGATATGCCATATTTAGAACGATAACATTCAATAGCGTCACTTAGAAATTCTTCTGTTACATTTAAGTAATCTGCCATATCATGTAAAGTTCTGCAATTGGCCTTATAACAATTAATAATACCTTGCAAACCAACTTGTCTGTTATATGCCCACAGACGGGCTCTAGCTTCTTGCTTTCTGTTACCAGTGTCAGACATATCTAAGATATTTCCAGTTGAGGTGTAGAAATGTCCTAATTCCTCTGCAAGTACACAGGTTTTTTCTTTTTGTGTTCTTAAGCTATTACTTATAGCAACAGAGCCATCACAATATAATCCTTTTATTCGAGTTCCCTTCAAATTGTAGTCATCATAAACTGTAACATTATTATCGTTTGCATTTGATAATAATTTCTCATAATCAGTCAATAAATCATCCCCTTAGTTTTTTCTTTTTGATTTAACAAAATTAGCGAATTCTTCTATCTTATTTAATTCCTCTGGTGTAAATCCATCTCCATCAAAATGAGCAGCTATAGTATGAGGTTCTTCTAATCCTAAAAGCACATCGGCAGAAACATTTAATACATCAGCAATTCGCTTTATAGTTTGAACATTAGGTTCTCTATTCCCACTCTCATATAAAGAATATGTAGATTTGGCGACCCCAATAGCTTCAGCAACTTCTTTTTGAGATAAACCTTTCTTTTCTCTTGCTGACTTTAAATTTTCGTTAAAAATATCTCCCATATTATTAATCACCGCCTTGAATAACATTTGTATGATTTGATTATATGAATGAAATGCAAACATGTCAACAAAAAGTTTACAAAATGCAAAGAAAACTATTGACAAGTTTGCAGTTAGCAATTATATTATAATCAAAATTTGCAGTATGCAAACATGAAAGGAGGAAACAAAATTGTTTAGAAACTTAGAAGCGGAACAAGCACGAAAAGGATATACAAATTCAGATGTGGCAAAATTATTAGGAATATCAAGAGTTTCTTATGAAAATAAGAAAAAAACAGGGAAATTTACAACATTTGAAATAAAGATTTTATGTAAGACCTTTAATGTGAAGTTTGATTATCTATTTGAGGAGGTGAGAGAGTGAATTATACAGCAGTAGCGATAACAGCAATTATCTGCATAACAATATTGGTATTATGCCATGAACCTAAGAGGAAATAGATTAAGGAAAGGAGCAGGCTTATGAAGATAGCAACAATAAAGAGAGAGCCGGAGGATATGGTGTATACAGTGGAGGAAGTGGCAACAATCATGCGAGCTTCTAAACAGTATGTTTATACACTTATCAACGCAAATCAGATAAGGGTGCTTAAAATCCCTCATACAAGAATAAGAAAGTCAGAGCTTGAAAGATTCTTCAGGGATAACGAGGGAAAGGATTTAACGAATCCGAATGAACCAAAGGATATTGTAATTTAGGAAAGGAAAATAATATGCGACGAGTAGGTTTGATAATTTCGTACAACAAGAGAATTAATGAGAATCTTCGAATTGGTAACACGGAGCTGGCTGCCAAATGGTACACAAGGCTGAGATTGTTGGAAATATTCAGCTTTGTGCCGGAAGGTACATACAGATTTCCAACTATATAAAAAGAGCTGCAGTGAGGCAACACCGCAACTCAGATAATAACTCAATGATAGTATAGACCATTTTGAAGTAAAAAGCAATGTGGAATTATGAATGTAGTTACTGTAGTGCTCTTTTAGACCCTGGAGAAAAATGCGATTGCCAGGATAAGGAGGAAGAAAGACGCAGACAGTATATGGGTAATTTTAAGGAGTCCCGAAACGGGCAAATGGTATTTAATTTTGGAGGAAATAATGAGAACAACAAAGATTCAGATTCGAGACATACTGGGTATCAGGGAATTTAACATGAATGGTGAAAGCATAGAGCTTTCAGGCTCAAATGGTGTAGGTAAATCATCAGTACTTGATGCTATCAGATATGCATTAACTAATAAATCTGGGAGAGATGTAATTGTAAGACGCGGAGCTGTTGAAGGAGAAATTCTTATTGAGACGGATAGCGGATTATCTATTGATAGAAAGAGCCGCATTAATAGAGCGGATTACAAATCTATAAAGCAGAACGGGAGTGAAATAGGAAGCCCAGAAGCTTTTCTTAAGGAGATATTTACCCCTTTGCAGCTTAATCCAATAGAGTTTATGGCTATGGATAAGAAACAGCAGAATGCAATCATTTTGGATATGATTCAGTATGACTGGGATATGAGCACTATTAAGCAGTGGTTTGGAGAGATACCGGCATGGGTTAATTATGACCAGAATATTCTTGCAGTTTTTAATGACATTCAGAGTGAAAATGGAGAGTATTACCAGAACAGAAGGAATATAGACAGAGACAGAAGAAATAAGATAGCGTTTATAGAAGATATAGGCAGGACACTTCCACAAGGTTATGACGCTGAGAAGTGGAGAAATGCATCTGCTGGAGATATCTATAGACAGATAGAAAGTATTCAGCGTGATAATCAGCTTGTGGAGCGTGCCAAGCAGGTAATTGAGAACAAGAACAATAAAATCCGTAAGTTTGAGGCAGATAGAGAGATTGAAAAAGCTGCTATTGAAAGAGAGTTCAGTTCTCGTGATAAGCAGATAACAGAGGATATTACAAGACTTGAAGGACAGATCGTAAGTTTAAGGCAGGAACAGAGCAATCTTGCATCTAAGAAGGCAGACAAGCTTGCTATCGCAGATAAAACTTATGAAGCTTCCGTTGCTGAATATAACGCACAATGTGCTGAGTACAATGAGTATGTTGATAGAGATATAAGAGATACATCTGAACTTAGTAAACAGGCACAGGCTATTGAAGATATGAAAGCCCACATTAATGAGTATGACAGAATGGTAATGCTTCAGGAGCAGGTAGATGAGTTGGCAGAGCAGTCACAGATTTTAACAGATAAGATTGAAAAAGCACGGACATTACCGGGTGAAATACTGGAGGAATGCAGTATACCAATTGAAGGACTTTCAGTTGAAAACGGAATACCTCTTATTAACGGACTTCCAATCAGTAATTTATCAGAGGGTGAAAAGCTGGATTTATGCATTGATGTAGCTTTGCAGAGGCCGAATGGAATACAGCTCCTGCTTATAGATGGTGTAGAGAAGCTTTCTACAACACTTAGAAATCAGCTTTATAAGAAATGCAAGGACAAGGGACTGCAGTTTATAGCAACAAGAACAACAGATGATACAGATTTAATAGTTACAGAATTATAGGAGGGTTAATTAATGGACAGTATGATACCGATGGGACAGCAGATGGCTGTTCCTAAAACATCACAGACAGAGATGATGATAAGCAGACAGGCACAGGAAGTTCAGGGAGCAATAGTAATGGCTAAGAAGTTCCCAAGAGATGAATATGATGCAAGAAAAGGAATTCGGACAAATACGAACGGCAGTATTAGATGGTGAGCCAATGTTCTGCCTGGCTGATGTATGCAGGGCATTAGAAATAGTGAATGTAGGGAATGTGAGACAGAGGTTATCTGTAAAGGGTATCCATACTGCGGATACCCCTACAAATGGCGGAATACAGAAAATGACATTTATCAGCGAAGCCAACCTTTACAAGACAATTTTTCAGAGTAGAAAAGAAAGTGCTGAAAGATTTACAGAATGGGTTACATCAGAAGTTCTCCCCTCTATACGTAAGAATGGCGGTTACATCACAGGACAGGAAAAAATGTCTGATGATGAATTGCTTGCTAAAGCGTTACAGGTGGCACATAACAAGATAGCTGAAAGAGACAGAGTCATTGAACAGAAGCAGGCAAGAATCGAAAAAATGAAGCCAAAAGAAATATTTGCTGATGCGGTAGCAACAAGCACAACATCAATATTAATCGGTGACTTAGCAAAGCTGATTAAACAGAATGGTGTTGATATGGGGCAGAAGAGGCTGTTTTTATGGCTGCGTGAAAATGGATACTTAATAAAGCGTAATGGTTCAGATTACAATATGCCGACGCAGAAGAGCATGGAAATGAACCTGTTTGAGGTTAAAGAAAGCACGGTAAATAATCCAGACGGCTCGGTCCGTATAAACAGAACGACCAAAGTAACCGGTAAAGGGCAGCAGTATTTTATAAATAAGTTTTTGGCATAAGTTTGCCACAGAGTAAAAAGCGGTACCTATTAATTCAAAGTCATATATATCACAAAATTGACTGCATACCCGGAGGCTTCGGCTTCCGGGGGAAAGGAGAAGAATGCTAATTCCAAAAGTAAAGACTAAAGAATTTGAAAAATGGGGCTTTAAAAAATGTAAGGGGGAATATGGCAAGAATGATTGCTATTATCTTTGTGTTGCAAGAGGTGCGAAAATGCTTTTTGTAAGTCCGATTATGTTTGATGTAAATGATTGGAAGAATAACGACCCAAGAATACATAAAGATGTGAATTGTAGATATAGAGACCACAGGACATATCTTGATATTATTTATGAACTAATTAAGGCAGATATGCTTGAAAGTGCAGGTGAATCAAATGCGTAAAAACAAGTTATCAACATACTGCAACTGCGAGAACTGCAATAATTGCAGATGTCAGGAAGATAAATACACCTGTGAGGACAAAACAGTAATAGACGGTTAACACAAGAAAGCTTAATGCCCTGATTAAAGCTACGAAGTCAGATTTTAACAGGGCGGAAAAAGCAATGCTTAGAATGTCGGAAGATAAATACCGGCAGATAATATTCAATGCTCAGGTGTATGCGAATACGGGTGCAGGAACATATGAGAAGGCAGTTGATATGGCTACAAGAGATTTTCTTAAAGCTGGTATCAACTGTATTGAATATGCGAATGGTGCAAGGCATACAGTAAAAGATTATGCCAGAATGGCTATTCAGACAGCCAGCAAGCGTGCATATCTAACTGGAGAAGGCGAAATGAGACAATCATGGGGAATTAGTACAGTTATTATGAATAAGCGTGCTAATGCCTGTCCTAAATGTCTTCCGTTTGTTGGAAAGATTCTCATAGATGATGTGTGGAGTGGAGGTAAGGCATCTGATGGTCCTTATCCACTTATGTCTTCTGCTATGGCAGCAGGGCTTTACCATCCTAACTGTAAAGACATACATACAACATACTTTCCAGAGCTGGATGAAGAGCCAGACGGCAAGTTTACAAAGAAAGAACTGGAAAAGGTAAAGGAAGATTACAGACAGGACCAGAAACAGCAGTATGCAGGCAGAATGGCGGAGCAGTTTGACAGGCTGTCTAAGTATTCCCTAGACCCGGATAACAAGAAAGTGTATGCGGCAAGGAAGGAACAATGGGAGAATGTTGTTGCAAATGGACAGAAGAATGATAAAATAAAATTAAAAGATAGTATCACTAACACGAATACAAAAATAGAGTCTCTTAAGAAAGAATTTAGCGACATGACAGAAGGATATTCTTATGATGACTGGTTCAAAGAATTTGATTCTATCGAGGATGGCTTTGGAGATGTTTCTGAGGATGATTTGGTTGATAAACTAAAAGATTTAGACATTCGAATAAAGAAATTTGAAAAACAAAAGAATAAGCTGTTACTTCAGAAAGAAAAGAGAAAACAGTTAAATACTGGATATAGTGGTAAAGTTCCAGATAATGAACTTGATAAGTTTAATAAGAAAGCACTTGAACAGATTAAGACAGATACAGGGTATTCGGATGAAAAAGCAAAAGAACTTCAAGAGGCACTTAAAGAGTATTTTGGTGGTGATTATACATCAATTCTGAATGGAGAAACTGAAACAGCTAAAACAATTAGAGATGGAATTGACAGAATGCCAACATACGAAGGCAGTATAAGCAGAGGAATGATATTGAACAACTCAGATGTTAGAATGTTTAGCGATTTGAAAAAAGGTGATGAACTACCAAGAAGAGGTATAATAGAGAGCTGGACGAGTAACAAAGGTACTGCCATTGGATATGGCGGAATAAGCGATTACGAGAGAAGTTCTGTTATACTTGAATGCGAGAAAAATGAAACGGCTGTTGGTGTGCAGCATTTATCTTTATTTGGGACTGATGAATCAGAGGTTTTAAGTAGTTCAAAGTATGAAGTGGTTGAAGTGATAAAGGAAAGTAAATATGATTATTTATCAAAACATAGGGAGTATCTATATTTTCCAGAGGATTTAGAAGATTCTAGTGGGGTATTAAAGGAGAATGTTGTATGCGTAATCAAAGTGAAAGAGAAAGTATAATACAATATACGAATCATTTAATAGAACAAAACAATGATGAAATTAAGAGCCTAAAGTCACGGTTTGATAAAATAATCAGTAATGATGAGCAAAGGAAGATTTTAGAAAATATTGAGGAATTAAATCAGTCTAATCGTAGATTGGCATTGAGATTAGAAGAACCTATGCTTAGCATGATTATAGAATATAAAGAGTTGCTGCAAAAGGGAAGAGAAGCAACTACGCAGGAGCAGCGTAAGTATTATTCTGAATTATCACACAAGAAACATCAGGAAATGTTGATGGAAGAATTTGGTGGAGATAAGAACATAGGGAGATTTAATAGTATTTAATTTGTTGAGAGTGTAATTTTGAAGAAAATAAAATTTGAAAAGAAATTGAAGGAGGCAGCAAGGTGATAAAGAAACTAAAAGATGCAAGAATAAAATTTGTGAATCATTTTAAATATTCTCCAGAGTTCCCTCCTGATTTATATTTTGACCAAGAAGAATATGCTGAATTATTGTTGAAATGCATAGAAGATGATTTTGATTATACAATTGAGAAATATGGAACAGTAGTGCCAAAGAAAATGCCAAGACCAGAAATAATATGGGATTAACAGCCACCAGTCGAGAGATTGGTGCTATTTTTATGCCCAAAACTTAATGGCACTAAACTTTAGGAAAATGCTGACGAGCGGTAAACGGAAGAAAGGAGATAGAGTGATGAGAAAGACATTACCTATTAATTTACAGTTCTTCGCAGATAGCGGAGATGGTAACAGCGGTCAGAACGCTGGAGGAGACAATGGACAGGCAGGACAGCAGGGCAATCAGAATAATCAGCAGTCAGCTGGTGTTGATTATGACAAGATACAGGCAATGTTGGATAATGCAACTGCCAAGAAAGAGAATGCTGTGCTTAAAAGCTATTTTCAGCAGCAGGGATTATCAGAAGATGAGATAAGCCAGGCTATTGCAACATTTAAGCAGAATAAGCAGCAGCAGACAGAACAGCAGCAGAATGCTAATGCTAATCTTCAGAATGAAGTTGCAGCGGCAAAACAGCTTGCAGAACAGGCTCAGGTTGAGCTTGCGGCTACACGGGTAGCAATGACACTTGGTATTAATGCAAAGACACTTCCATATGTGCTTAAGATGGCTGATTTCAGCAAGGCAAAGGGCACAGATGGAAAGATATCAGAGGACAATGTTAAAGCTGCACTTGAACAGGTTCTAAAGGATGTACCTGCACTTAAGCCAAGCACAGAGAACAATGAGGGATTCCAGATTGGTGCAGGGCAGCAGACTAATGGTCAGCAGTCTTCTGCAGGTAGCAATGTAAATGTTCCTACAAAGAGATGGAATAGATTCAATTAAGAAAGGTTAAAAAAGGTAAAATAATATGCCAAATTTAAATTATGCAGAACAGTGGAGTCCTGAATTATTAGCAATTCTTATTCAGGGCACACTTACATCACCATTTATCACAAACAATGTCAGATGGTTAGATGCCAAGACCTTCCATTTTACACAGATGAGTGTAAGTGGTTATAAGAACCATAAGAGATCAGGTGGATGGAACACAGGAGAATATAACCAGAAAGATGTTCCTTACACAGTAACACATGACAGAGATGTACAGTTTATGGTTGATAAGGCAGATGTTGATGAAACAAATCAGACAGCATCTATTCAGAATATTTCACACATATTTGAACAGACACAGGTAGTACCAGAGACAGATGCATTATTTTTCAGTAAGGTAGCACAGGCTGCACAGAAGACAGAATTATATCATACTGAAACAGCTTCCACAGAATATACATCAGAGAATGTATTTGCTAAGCTTAAGCATATTCTGGCAGCAGGCAAGCTTAGAAGATATAAGGCAAATGGAAGCCTTATTATGTATGTATCTTCTGACATTATGGATAAGCTTGAGGTATCAAAGGAATTTACACGTAAGATTGAAATGACACAGATTGCAGAAGGTGGTCTTGGCATTGAAACACGTGTAACTGATATTGATGGTGTGACACTTATGGAAGTTGTGGATGATGAAAGATTCTATGACAGATTCGATTGGGATGTTGCAGAGGGCGGCTTTGCTCCGCTTAAGTCAAAGTATACCATAACAACTGATACAGATGTGGTAGAAGGAAAGACATACTACACTAAGAGCGACAGCACTTATACAGTTGTGGCAAAGCCTACAAAGACTAATATAGCCACATATTATGAAAAGACTGTTCAGGGTTCACGCAAGATTAATGTACTTGTAGCATGTGGCCAGACATGTAAGACAGTACCTAAGATTTCATCTATTTATTTCTTCGCACCAGGAGCACATACAGAAGGAGACGGATATCTTTATCAGAATCGTCAGTTAAGTGATACATTTGTATTCCCTAATGGCAAGGATGGTAAGGTTGATTCTGTATTCGTTGATGTAGATCCTGCAGAAGAGATTGCAGAGTAAGCCTATGGTATATGCAAGTAAAGAACAGTACCTAAGTGAGCATAACATTATTCCGGATGAGCAGATAATTAAAAGGTTAAAGCAGGCGAGCCGTCATATCGACTCGCTTACTTTCAATCGTATAGTCGCGAGAGGTTTTGAAGGTCTGACAGAGTTCCAGCAGGCAATAATCATAGATGTTTGTTGTGATATGGCCGATTTTGAGTATGAGAATGAAGATATGATTAATTGTGTCTTACAGAACTATGCTGTAAATGGAGTATCTATGCAGTTTGGCAGCAGTTGGAATGTTCTTGTACAGAATGGAATTGCAATAAAGCGGGATATATATCAGTTGCTTTGTCAGACGGGACTTTGTAGTCTTGTGTTGGGGGTGTAAGCATTTGAAATATCCATGTTTAGTATTAAAAAGTATGTGTAAGACAGAAATACACCTCGAGATAACGCAGGAAGGCAGGAACGTTTATGGAGAACCTCTTGAACCTGTTATATGGGATGGTTTATGCAACTATCAGGATAGCGGCAAGACAGTATTAACAGCAGAAAAGGTACTTATACAGCTTGAAGGTTGTGCCTTAATACCGGGGGATATTGCACCGGAGCTTCCTGTTATTACTAAAGGTGATATAAAGGTGTTCGGTGTAACAAGACATATATACAAGGGTACAAAATGTCGTAATCCGGATGGTACAGTTAATTATGTAAGATTGGATGTGATGTAATGGCAAAGAATGTTAAGTCAACAGTAAAGCTTAATATGCCTATGGTGAGAAGACTTACGGCAGCAGCACAGGTGTCATTGGCACAGACTGCAGAAGCTATACATACAGATGTTGTTCAAAGGCAGGTAATGCCTAGAGATACAGGTACATTACAGAATGAGAGCACATTTATATATACACAGGATATTGCAAATGGTAAGGTGGAGCTTATATCAAGCACGCCTTATGCAAGAAGATTGTACTATCATCCGGAATACAACTTCCACCAGTCACCTTGGACTGATGAAAGCGGTAAGAGGCACGAGGGTAATGCCAATGCAAAAGGCAGATGGCTTGATGATTACCTTAAAGGCGGTAAGAAACAGAATTTTGCCAAGAATGCTTTTGCTAAGCTGTATAAGAGGAATGCGGGGTTATGATGTTAGGAATAGGTGATGTAAGAGATTATATAGCAGGTCTTGGCATTGCAGACAATAATAATGTATATTGCGGCAAGCTTGATAATAAAAAAGATAAGAGTATAGGAGTATATAATCTTAACAGACAAAGACCACCACAGACGGCTGTAGGAGGTTTAAATAACAGCTCTTATCGTATTAAGTCTGTAAGTATATTAGTACACTGGAATAAGAGTGTAAGAGATACAGAAGAAACCTCGGAACAGCTCTACAATATGCTTAGAGACACCAACAATAAAATAATCAATGATACAAAGCTTCTATTTACTAAAATGCAGGTTGATGGACCTGTGGATGTAGGGACAGATGATAAAGGTATCTTTGAGAGTGTAATAGAATTAGATATTTATTATGAAAGGTAGGTAAAGGTATGGCACAGAATACTAAATTAGCTGGATATAATGCAGGAGCAACACCTCTTACTGGCGTTAATCCGGTGCATACAATTCAGTTCGGTGTATGCATAACAGGAAGAAAGAGCACAGATACACCGGAAACAGTAGAAACAAAGGTTGTAAAAGATGCAGAGAGCTTAAGCATATCCGTAGATGGAACAATTGAAGAATGGAATCCAATGGATCAGGCAGGCTGGACAAGAAGACTTACAACAGGTAAATCATTGGGTATGACTATGGGTGGTAAGCGTAATTATGGTGATGAAGGTAATGATTATATCGCAAGCCTGGCTTTAAAGACAGGACAGGAATGTAATACCTGGGTTTCAATTATTTTCCCAAACCTTGACCAGCTTCTTATCCCAGCAGTTATAAATGTAACTTCCCTTGGAGGAGACTCAACAAGCATTGATGCACTTGAATGGGAAGCACAGTCAGATGGAAAACCAACATATATTCCATATACAGAATAAAAAAGAAAGAGAGAATTTGAATAATGGCAAAGACAGATTTTAAAGTAATAGACATATCAATGAAGATTACAAACCAGTTACCTATGGTTCGTATTACTGATGACTTAGTGGTAACTGTGAATAACAGAAAGAACACAATTCTTAATGTACAGGCTATGGCTGCTGAGGCTGAAAAGAAGAAAGATAGTGACAACGGAATGGGATTTATAACAAAGGCTCTTGAAATGCTTATTGGCAAAGAGGCAGCAGATAAGATTGAGACTATGGACTTACCGCTTCCTGAATATAAGGAAATGTATAATGCAATAATGGGTGTTGCCACAGGCACATATGGAGAGGAGAATACACCCTCATAGTGAAATATATTATGACATATATGATGACTGGGAATTGATAGAGTCAAGCTTCCTGTCACAGTATGGCATACGATTACGGACGGAAGATGATATGTCTTGGGCGGAATTTTGTTCTTTATTATCTGGAATAATGCCTGAAACACCACTTGGAAGAGTAGTAAGTATAAGGGCAGAGAAAGACATTAAAGTTATCAATAGCTTTACTAAGGAACAGAAAAAGATACATGATGACTGGCTTCTGAAGCGTAATAGGAAAATGGTGGGAACACCACAGTATATAGAATATTGGACACGATTACAACGAGATTTTAAGGCTGCTTACTCAAAGAAGTAGGCAGCTTTTTAATTGTGTCAGAAAGGAGGGCGAATGTCAGATACAGTAGGTCAGATAGCTCTGGAACTTGGAATAGATAGTTCACAGATAGTTAATCAGCTTACAGGAGCTTCCAATAAGGCGGCTAAGCAGGCTACAAGCATATTTAGTGGTTTTGGTAAGAAGATAGCTGCAGGACTAAGTATAGCTGCAGTTACTAAGTTTACGAAAGATTGCATAGAAGTAGGTTCTAATGTAACAGAAGTACAGAATGTCGTAGATACAGCATTTAAGGACTTAAGCTGGCAGGCAGACCAGTGGGCTTCCAATGCTATGACTAACTTTGGCTTATCGGAATTATCGGCTAAGAAGTACATGGGTGTGTTTGGCCAGATGAGTAATGCTATGGGTATTACAGGTAAGGCGGCACTTGATATGGCTGAAAATGTCACAGGATTAACTGGTGATGTTGCATCATTTTACAATCTTAGTACGGATGAAGCATATACAAAGCTGAAATCTATCTGGACAGGTGAAACGGAAACACTCAAGGACTTAGGTGTTGTCATGACTCAGACGAACTTAGACCAGTATGCTCTTAATAACGGTTTTGGTAAGACTACCGCCAAAATGACAGAGCAGGAAAAAGTAATGCTGCGTTTTCAGTATGTTACGAGTGCTTTATCTAATGCCACAGGAGACTTTGCTAAGACACAGGATTCTTGGGCGAATCAGACAAGGATATTATCACTGAGATTTGAGCAGTTAAAAGCAAGTCTTGGCAAAGGCTTCATAGCATTGTTTACACCTATCTTGCGAGGCTTTAACAGCTTGTTGGCAGGATTACAGAAGGTTGCCGATGGTTTTGCAAACTTTGTGCAAATGCTTACAGGAGCAGACGTATCAACCTCTATGGGTTCGATAAGTTCGGATATAGCTGGTATAGGAGATGATGCATCCAGTGCGGCGGACAATGTGGGAGATATTGGAAGTGCAGCCAAGAAGACAGCTAAAGATATAGAGAGGTCACTTGCAGGCTTTGACCAGATAAATAAGCTTACAGAGCCAACAGATGATAGTTCTGATTCAAGTGGCAGTACAGGGGGAACATCTTCAGGAATTGGAAGTGTTGACCTTGTACCGGATGTGAGCAAAAGTACATCAAGTGCCTCATCAGCAATTAGTGATTTTGTTAATGATGTAAAAAAGACATTAGGTAAGCTAAAAAATTGGGGAATAAAGAACTTTTCACCCTCTTTTTTAAGAATATGGGATGGATTAGTTAATAACGCCTTAACAGCTAAGAACAATCTTGCAAAGGTATTTACTGATATACAGGGACTTGGAGAGCCGTTATTAAGTTATTTTAAAGGACCTTTTACAGATTATCTTGTTTCAGTTGTCGATACAAATGGTGACATTATAAATGGTCTATTTGATACATTTAATACTGTATTCATTGATATATGGGATAAAGCAGCATATCCAGTATTACAGAATTTTATAACAACTGGATTGCCAATGATAACGGAGTTTGCTACTCAGACTAATTTGCTTATAGATGACTTGTTTAATACGCTTAAAGATGGATGGGATACAGTCTGGAAAGATGTATTTTGTCCGGCGATAGAGAGCATGACTAATATATGGACAGGATTTGTAGATACATTAGCTGATGCCTGGGATAAGTGGGGAGTTCCTATATTTGATGGAATAAAGGATGCTGTTAAGACAACAGCAGATGTTATTTCAATGATATGGGAGACTACTATAAAACCAGTATGGGATAATGCTCTTGATATTATAGATGAGGTCTGGGAAGAACATTTAAAGCCACTTTTAGCTAATTTCCTTGACTTTGTTGGTGAAATTGTTAATTGTGCATTAATAATTTATAACAAATTTATTGAGCCGGTTGTTGGTTATTTGTTGCAGATATTTGGACCTGCATTCGTAGCAGTGTTCAATTCTGTAGGGAATATTGTAGGAGTTGTAATTGGACATATTGCAGATATTATAAACGATATAATTACAGTATTTAAAGGATTAATCCACTTTATATCTTCAGTGTTTTCAGGAGATTGGTCAGAAGCATGGAACGGTATAATTTCATCTTTTGGCGGTATATTTTCAATGATTGGAGATATAGCTAAAGAACCTATTAATATGGTAATTGGGCTTATAAATGGCATGCTTGACGGGGTGGAAAGTGGAATTAATTGGATAGTACGTAAAGTGAATAATCTTAGCTTTGATGTACCAAGCTGGGTACCAATTATAGGTGGAGAACATTTTGGAATGGACCTGCCGGAAGTTAGCTTTGGCAGTGTTCCGTATCTCGCACAGGGCGGTTATGTAAAGCCAAACACTCCACAGCTTGCCATGATTGGCGATAACAAACATCAGGGTGAAGTTGTTGCACCTGAGGATAAATTGCTTGAAATGGCACAAAAGGCAGCAGATATGGCTTCAAGTGCCGAACTTTTGGCAGAGGCTATAAGTATTCTTAAACAGATACTTAGGATTCTTGAAACATTGGATCTTGATATACAGCTTGACGGGAAGAGCCTTAAAAAGTATGTGGTAGATAAGATTAACGAGCATACAAAAGCAACAGGGAAATGTGAGATTATAACATAAGGATGTGATGAATTGATACTTGAGTGTGATGGACAGGAGCTTCCGGCTCCTGTCTCTCTCAAAGTGGATGATGAGATATTATGGTCTTCCGCTACAGGACGTACACTTGACGGCACAATGCTGGGAGATGTTGTTGCTGAGAAGAAGACCTTGTCTGTTAATTGGGGAATATTGCAGGAATCAGAGCTTATGATAATAAAAAATAAGCTGATTGCCGGATTTTTCCCGATAACATTCCATGATGACGGGCAGGACATAACAATACCAACTTATAGGGGAACACTTAGTAAAGAGCAGATAGGCAGACTTGACGACGGTATATTTTATTACAGAAGTGCAAGTGTTCAGATTATACAGCAGTAATATAGGAAAGGAATCAGAAAATGAAACAGACAATGAGAATTAAAACGGTATACGAGAAATTAAGTCAATTGCATGAGATAAATAAACATTTTCCGGTAAAATTAAGCTATGCGATTGCAAAAAACATAAAAACATTAGCGTCAGAGGCACAAAATGCAGACGAATTAAGAGCAAAAATTTTAAAAGACAGATGTTTAAAAGATGATGAGGGAAGACCGGTTGTAAAAGATGGGGCTTATCAGTTTGATTCTGATGAAATCAAGGAAAATACAATTAAAGAAATTGGTGAGATTAATGATACAGAGGTTGAGATTGAACTCATGCCATTGTCGCTTGAATTGATTGAAACATGTGACAGTGGGGACTATGACAGTATTTCTTTAAAAGAAATGGAGACGCTTGAATTTATGATACAGGAGTAATGTATGTATAGTGAAGTTTCGGAAGAATTTATAAATACAATAAGAAGTCCTTCAAGAACATTTAATGCACGATTAAAGATTAACGGCAAATGGTATAGCACCGGGTTAAAAAAGATGACGTATGAGAATTCTTCAAGCAGTGAAGAGTCATTACAACTCGGTTCGGCAGTTTCGGCTAAAATAGAGCTTACAGTTGCAAAGATAGACGAGCTTTTTGAAAATACAGAGATTTCGGTAGAAATCGGATTAAAACTGCAAGGTGGTGCATATGAATATGTTCCGGTTGGAATATTTACGGCAGAGCATCCTACGAATGATGAAAATTCAACGACATTTACAGCATACGACAGAATGATAAAAACAACAGGGATATACATATCAGATTTATCATATCCTGCGAAAGCAAAAGATGTATTGAATGAAATTAGTGTTCAGTGCGGGGTTCTGATAGATACCTCAGGTATTGATGTTGTTATTGAAAAAAGACCTGAAGGTTATACATGCCGTGAGATGATAGGTTATATAGCTTCACTTGTCGGAGGCTTTGCTTGTGTGAACAGAATAGGAACTATAATTATAAAATGGTATGAGCAAACAGATTTCAAACTTGATTTATCACGAATCATGGCATTTGAAAAAACAGAGAGCAATTATCATTTAGATTATTTAACAGCCAATATAGACAATTCAAATTCATACACAGCAGGAGGCGGAACGCTTGGCGTAACATTTGATAATCCATTTATGACATCTTCAGGCCTTGAAGATGTATATAATAAAATAAAAGGATTTACATATAGAGAAGTTGAGTTAAAAGCACCTGCAGATATACGACTAGATGTATGGGATATTATAACGGCAGCAGTTAATGGCGTTGAGTATAGTGTGCCAGTTATGAATATAGTATATGAGTATGACGGCGGAATGTCTATGACTGTAAAATCATTCGGAAAAACAGAAGTTGAGACAAGCACAGATTTCAAAGGTCCGACATCAAAAGCAGTTGAAAGAATGTATTCGGAACTTATTACAACAAAAGAACTTGTTGCTAAAAAAGTAGATGCTGAATGGGTAAAAGCGAATACAGTTACATCTGAGAAGGTAATTTCAATAGAGGCTGATATATTAAGCATGATATGCAGAGGGAAAAACTGGCAGGCAGATATAAAACAAAAACAGCCATGTATGAAGCATTGATGTTTCTGCTGATATGGTATTCCGTATCAACTACTCTTTTTCAGATGATACGGTCAAAAATATTTATTTCTGATTGCGTGGTATTCTTTGATACAATCGCAACTTTCACACAGACCATTGCTGGCTGGGTTGTACTGGCAGGAAAGAACGTGGCACAGATTAGTGATGGAATATCCAATCCTGTCGTTGCTGGAATTATAAACTGGCTGATAAGAATATTGATTTGCGGTGGATGTCTGGTGGGTGTGGGAATACTTTTGGCATTCATCGAAATAAAGATTGCAGGGCTATATAAGAAATACTGTTGGGATATGATTACCATAATGGTGATACTTGTAAGTATGGCAATAGCTATCTACTTTGGGGATTGGATAAAGGAAGTATTGCCAATCAATCTGCTATTTCTCTTATTATTCGTGCAACTGGTATATGTTGGAATCAGGTGGTATGTAAAGGGATGGCGGGAAAACAGAGGTTATGTTTAAAAATAAAAAAATTGTCTGAGACGCAGCGAAGTAAATAAAATGAGTAGTATTATAAGAAGTCAGCAGTGCGTGAATAAACTGCTGGCTTCTTTTTTGATAGATACAGTCACTCTCAGAGAGTGTGCAGGATAGTAAAGTAATAATATCAACATG